GAGCCGCCCTGCCCACGGAATTACCGACTGTCCTCGGAGGGCGACGCATGACGAAGCCCGGCCCGAAGGCCGAGATCACCGCCGGGCCGCTCTCCATGCGCGGCCTGCCGAAGTCAGGAAGCGATCGAGTGATTCGCTTCATTCAGCGGCACCTTGTCGTCCCGAAGGGACACGGCGCGGGAAAGCCCGTGCGCCTGAGGCCGTGGCAGAAGGACATCATCCGGCGCCTGTACGACCCGACTCCTCGACCTCGGGCAGGCCTCGTGTCGATCCCGCGCGGCAACTCAAAGACGACAACGGCCGCGATGCTCGCGGTGTATCACCTGTTCGCCGAGGAGGTCGCGAGCCCGCAGGTGCTATTCGTCGCCAGCGATGAGCGTCAGGCCGGAATCGGCCTAAACATCGCTCGACGCATGATCGAGCTTGACGAGCGCCTGGCCGAACGCTGTCACATTTACAAGGATCGAATCGTCGTGCCGCACTCGGACGGGATGCTGCGAGCCTTGCCCTCTGAAGCGGCCGCGCTACAGGGATACGACCCGACCTTTACGGTCGTCGACGAGTTGCACGTCGTGACCGCTGACGTGTGGGAGGCCGTGACGCTCGCGGCAGGCAAGCGACCCGAGTCGCTGACTCTGGCGATCAGCACTCCGGCCGGAGATCGCGACGGCGTGATGTGGTCACTCGTCGAGCACGGGCGCCAAGCCGACGACCCGAGTTTCGTGCTCGTCGAGTACGGCGCGCCCGAGGGATGCGCCCTCGACGACGAGAAGGCCTGGCACCTGGCGAACCCTGCCCTCGGCGACTTCCTCAGCATTGACGCGCTGAGGGCGACGATGCGCACGACGCGCGAGGCCCAATTTCGGCGCTACCGCCTCGGCCAATGGTCGGGAGACTCCGACGACGCCTGGATGGACGCGGCCGCGTGGCAGGCCTGCGCGCTCAATGTCGAGATCGAGGACGGGACCGAGGTCGTCCTGGCCTTCGATGGATCGGCCTCGGGCGACTCGACCGCGCTCGTCGCCTCGACGATCGAGGAGATCCCTCACCTGTTTGTCATCGGTGTTTGGGAAAACCCCGGCGATCCTCGGTGGCGCGTCCCTCGTGCCGAGGTCATGGACACGATTCGGGAGGCCTTCGACCGCTACTCAGTCGTGTCATTCAACGCCGACCCCTGGGGATGGAGGTCGGAACTAGAAACCCTCGCCGAGGAGTTTCCCGGTCGCATCGTCCAATGGCCGACGAATCAGGTGTCGCGCATGGCGCCTGCGACTGACCGCTTCTACGCGGCCGTGACGACAGGAACGCTGACGCACGACGCACATCCTCGACTGACTTCACACATCACGAACGCGATCGCGAAATCGACCGCGGCCGGCGACGTAATCGTGAAGGACCCGCGCCACGGCCGGAAACGAAAGATCGACCTCGCGGTCGCGGCGATAACCGCGATCGAGAGATCCGCTTATTACCTCAACAATGCCCCGCGCTCGATTGGAGTGATCGCAGTATGAATCCGAATGACATGCGCAAGCGACTTGCGCTCGCGCTCGACGACGACTTTTCAAGTCTCGTCAGGTGCGACAACTATTACCGAGGCGAGCAGCCGCTCGCCTACCTCGACCCCGAAGTGCGCAAGGCACTACGCGGTCGCCTTCAGCCCGTCGTCATCAATTGGCCTCGGATCGTCGTCGAGGCCGTATCCGATCGGCTCGACGTGACGGGCTTCCGCTCGGCCGTCAGGCCCCAGGCCGCCGACGACATTTGGCGACTCTGGCAGTCCAACGGCCTCGATGAGAAGTCCCAGCAGGCGCACGCCGACGCGCTCGTATTCGGTCGCTCCTACGTCCTCGTGTGGGCCGGGCCTGACCCGAGCGTGCCGAGAATCAGCATCGAGTCGCCCCTTCAGGTGATCCACGAAACCGACCCCTCAACGGGCGCCACGGTCGGCGCGCTGAAGCGGTGGCGCGACCTCGACAATTTCAGTCGCGCGATCCTGTTCACGCCCGAGGTCGTCATTCAGTACCGAAGCCGGAACCCGCACCCAGATTCGCATCCGGCGATCGCGCTCGACAGCGAATACGAGATCGTCAGCGAGGAGCCGAACCCGCTCGGGCTGGTCCCGGTCGTGCCCATCGTGAATCGACCTAGGCCGCTCGTGCCACGCGGCGAGAGCGAACTCGCCGACGCGATGCCGATCGCCGACGCGATCAACAAGTGCGCGACCGATCTCATGGTGAGCGCGGAGTATCACGCGCAACCTCGACGATGGGTAACGGGATTCGGCTCGGGCAACTCCTCGGGACGCCTAACGCCCGAGCAGCTCGAAACCGTGCGCGACAACGTGCGCACACATTGGGAGCAGGCACGCGGATCGAAGGTGTGGATCAGCGACACGGCCGACACGAAATTCGGCCAATTCCCCGAGGCCATGCTGGAAAACTTCATCGGCGCGATCCGAATGTTCACCCTGCAACTCTCAGCGGTCGCAGGCCTGCCCCCGCACTACGTCGCGCTGTCAGCCGAATCGAATCCGGCATCGGCAGACGCGATCCGCTCGGCCGAGGCCTCACTCGTGCATCGCGCCAGGCGCCGACAGCGCACCTGGGGAGGCGCCTGGGAGGACGCGATGCGCATCGCCCTCGCCATTCGCGACGGCGTGTACCCGGTCGGCCTCGACGACTTGGAAACCGTGTGGCGCTCCCCCGAGATCGTCAGCATCGCCCAGGCCGCCGACGCCGCCGTGAAACTCCACGCCGAGGGAATCCTCGACCGCCGGGCCGTCCTCGAAGGCCTCGACTACTCCCCGCAGGCAATTTCCCAGATCACGAATTAGGAGAACAACATGACCGAACCCACGCCCACCACCGAGGCGCCCGAACCGACCGAGGACGCACCCGAGGCCCTCAGAAATTCGGAGAGCCCTCAGGAATCCGACAGCACCTTCGACCCGGCCTACATCGCGCAACTCCGTCAGGAGGCCGCAGAGGGCCGCGTGAAGGCAAAGAGGGCCGACGCGCTCGCGCGCCAGGCCGTGCGCGCGATCGTCCAGGGCGACGGCCGACTCATTGACGCCGACGACCTGGCCTTCGATGCGCAATTTCTCGACGACGATGGACTCGTCGACGCCGAGAGGATCACGTCCGCGATCGACTCACTCGTCGAGCGGAAGCCACATCTCGCCGCGCGAAGGCCGTCGTCGTCGATTACGCAAGGCGCGCAACCTATGGCCGGACAGGTGTCGCTCCTCGACCTGTTGCAGGGACGCCCGTGAAATTCGTCCGACCTCGTTGTCACCTGGCCGCGCTACGATGGACGCGGCCAGGTGCCGAGTTTCGCGCTCAACGCCAGGAGCGGCAGCGCGATCGCACGACGCACAATCGGGCAGGCCCCGAGGAGTGCGCTCCCCTTTCGACCTGCGCCATTTCTAAGGATCAAGCCTCATGGCACTAAGTACCACCAACTCTGCGGAGTTGACTCAGGAAGTCGTGCAGCGAATCCTCGTGCAGCCCTTGGAGTCTGCATCGGTATTCCTCGCGTCAGGCCCACGAATCTTCGACACCGATGGATCACCCGTCAGGATTCCGAAACTCAATTCGGCAGGGACAGCGAATTTCGTTGCACAGGGAAGCGCGATCGGCGAGGCCGATTACGACTTCGGCGAGATCGAGCTGCTCGCGTCCTCGATGAAGTCAGTCAAGGTGCTGACGAAGGTGTCGAATGAACTTCGGCGCCAGAGCGTGATCGCGCTCGACTCGGCTCTACGCGATCGACTCGTGAGCGATGTCGCGGCGACGCTCGATAAGGCCTTCATCAACGGGACCGCCACAGGTGAGCCGACAGGAATCCTGCACTACTCCGGCGTGACTGTTGCTGGCTCGGCTATCGGAACGGCGACGCCCGACCATCTCTACACGGCGATGCAGGCCGCGCTCGATGCGAACGTCAATGTCGCGAACACTCGATGGATGATGACGCCGCGTGACTTCGTGGCCCTTCACAAGTTGAAGGACGCCGAGGGCCGCTACCTCATCAGCCCGAATCCGACCAACGGCGCCACGAGCACGCTTCTCGGCCTGCCCGTGACCGTGACCTCGCGCATCCCTGGCGGGACCACGGGAGGCACGGCGACAGTCGTCCTCGCCGACTTCTCGCAGATCGCGGTCGCTCGGGATCAGTCCCCCTCGGTGACGATCCTCGACCAGACCTTCGGCGACTACGACCAGACCGCTATTCGCGTGACGGCGCGCTACGACGCCGCACCGATGAACGCGGCCGCAGTCGTGCTCCTGAAGGGCGTCACCACCTGGGGCACCGCGTAGGAATCCCATGAGCGTCGCCGGGAGTTTTCCCCTTTCGGCTCTCGGCGACGGTCCTCAGGTGAGGGATGGGTGATGACTGTCGAGGCTCCCGCAGGTTTTCGGTTTCCTGCGATCGCGACGGTCATGCGAAGGCCTCCGGCAATTCGGGTCGCCGGAGGCCTTCGCGCATCTCTACGCCTTGCGTCGTCGTCGCGCGCGCGAGATCGGGATCGCCTCCGCGAGGACACGCTCGGACATGAGCGCCGCGATCGAGGCGTCGCGATCCTTCGTCGCGTGCTGGTACTGCATCGCGGCATGAGTCGTCGAGTGCCCCAGGCGTGCCTTCAACTCGGCGACCGTGGCGCCCATCGACCCTGCGAGCGTGGCGCCCGTGTGCCTCAGGTCATGCCAGCGCAGGTCGTCGCGCCCGGCCTTGTGCCGCGCCCGGCCGAACACCGTGTTCAGGCTCGACGGCGCCATGTGACCGCCCTGACGAGCCGGGAACAGCAGCGCCTCGGGATCGAGGTCGACGAACTTCCGCAGGTGCGCGCGCAACTCTTTCAGCAGGTGCGGAGGGATCGCGACCTCGCGCACCCCGGCATCGGACTTCGGAGGCCCGACCACGAATTCGCCCTTCACCTTCGTCACGGCGCGACGCACATGGACGACCCCGGCATCGAGGTCGAGATCCTTCCGGCGCAACTCCGTCAACTCTCCGAACCTGACAGCGCAGAACGCCGCGAGGCTCACCATCGCCCGATACCGCTCGGGCATCGCGTCGTGAATGACCTGAATCTCGCCCAGGCTCGCCGGGATCGGCTCGCGCTTGCGCTTCGTCGTGCTGGCCTTCGGCACGCGGCACGGATTCTTCACAATGAGGTCATTCGCGACCGCGAGGTTCAGGATCGCTTTCAGCAGGGCGTAGGCCTGCGCTCGGGCTCGTGGCTTCTCGGCCGGGAGCGCGGCGTACCAGGCCGTCACATGCGAGGGCTCGATCCGGTCGATTCGGCGATCGCCGAGGCTGGGCAGGATCGCTCGATCGAGCAGGCCCCGGTACTCGACCTCGACGCGCGGCCTCAGCGGTCGCACGGCCAGGTAGACCTCGGCGTAGTCCGTGAGCCGGGGGCGAGTGCTGGCACCGGGCTCGGGAGGCTCCCAGGCCTCCGCTCGGGCGTCCTGCACCTGGGCTCCGAGCCACTTCTCGGCGTCGCCCTTCGTGTCGAACGTCTGCGGAGCCGGGTACAGGCGCCCGGCCTGAGGGTGGCCCTCAGGGGCCTGGAACCGGGCCTGCCAGCGGCCCGAGGAGAGTTGTCGGACCCTCCCGCTCGCCTTAGGTCGCCTCAGGTTCGCGCGTTTCCTGGGCATCAAGTCTCCTCCGGTAGAAAGGCGTCACAGGCGAAAACCTGTTACGCCTGCAATAGGGGCACGAAAGCGCCCTTCACTAGGGTACATAGGGGCACGAGTGTCCATGAGCGTCTAAGTCAAGATTGCGAAATTCCCGTATTTTTATTGGCTTTTCGGAGAGTCTAAGTGACACACGGAACAGATTCAAATCCTGTATCGCCCACGGAAAACCCCCAATAAAAACGGGGGGTTTTTTGTTGCCCCTGCTTGGCATGCCCCTAACCGTGCCCCTGAGCCATTTCGTGCCCTTCGGAGTGTCGTCAGGCGTGGCGCAGGTTTTCCACATCGCTTTCCACAGGCAAAGTTTTTTCGCGCCGGGACTTGCGTCACGATGCGTCCATCGCTTGACCGAGATCGCTCGGCATCGAGGTTCACGACCTCGACAGGCACGCTGAGGACCCCGGCCCATTAGACGGGGACTCCCCAGGCGCCGGAACCTAGGCGCGAGAGCACTTCGGGAGCGTCCTGCGAGGAGCAGGCCCCGGCAGGCCCTCGCGAACCGCCCGGCCCACCTGGGGGCCTTAGCGGACGCCGCCCCGACAGCGCGGAAGGAACGCTGTCGAGGAGCCCGGCATGACCGACGACCCCTGGCTGTCCATCAAGGACGCCGCCGCACTCTGCGGGAAGTCAACTAAGACGATTCGGCGACTCATCGCCTCAGGCTCTCTCCCGGCGTACCGACTCGGCACGAAGTCGATCCTCATCAAGGCAAGCGACCTCGAGGCCGTGATCCGTCCGATCCCTGCCGCGCGATAGCGGCATCACCTGAGGAGAGCACACGTGACTACGGAAACATTCACCGAGAAGGTCACCATCACGAGCGCGATGGCAACAGCATTTCTGTCAGCACACATGAGCGTGCGAGCGGCAGAGCATCTGTGCGAAGACGCGCGCTCCGCACATGAGGACGACCCCGACTTGTGGCACAACCTCGCGCGAGCTGAAGTCCACGAAGCCGAACGGGAGATCGAGAGCTTCGTCGAGGCCAGCATCGCGGCCGGGCTCGACACCGCGGGCATGATCGGCACATTCGCGGCTGACCTCGACGGCCTCGAGCGCAGGCTCGATGCCATTCGATACCAAGTGCAGACCGATCTCGCTGATCGCTTCTGGTGGGGCAACGCCCTATTCGACAACCCTGACCACATCGTCGGCCTTCGCATCTATTGGGACGAGTGGGGCCTGTTCTCGAGCGATACAGAAGCCGTCAAACGCGCGAAGGCCGACCTGAATGAGAGCACGAGTCGAGCCCTTCGGCAGGAGGACCCTCGCGACGCCTGGGCAATTTTCCGGGCCGCTTGTAAGCGTCACGCCGACCTCGGTGCAAGCGACAGCGAAATCGAAGACGTCTTTCGTCGCATGGCGATGGAGCGCTACGGCGAAGCCGGTCACGGCTTCGGCCCCAACTTGGAAACCAACTAGGCCCCTCGACACCTGCGCCCGACCCGAACAGGAAACCGATGCAGAACACATGCCCGGTGGACGGCTACCCGTACACCGACCATCCCCCAGGCGAACCGCCGACCGCGCGCTACCTGCGAGTGCGCCAGGCCTTCGTCCGGGCGATCGCCGAGGTCATCTACTGGCCCGGCGTCTCGGAGGCTCACCGCCTGGCGATCGTCAGGGCGCGACAAGATCGCCGGGCGGTGAGCCGATGAGCTGGCACGTCGTCGACGACAGCCTGCTCGAGCGCCTGGCGCACGCCGGACTCAGCATCGAGCACGCTTACCTACACCTCGAGGCCCTCGCCTACTGCTCGCGACTGGCAACGAATGGCGTCCTACCCGCCGACCTCTCGCGCGTCAGCCGCGTTCCCGATGCCGTTCATGGCGCGGCCGCGCTGTGGCGCCTGGGCATGTGGGAGCCACACCCGACAGGATGGGAAATCGTCGGCTACCTCGACGAACAGCGATCAGCCGAGCGCATCGAGGCCGACAAGCAACGAGCCCGAGAGCGCGCGGAGCGAAGTCGTCGACATAAGTCCGGCGATCATTCGCTATGTCGGCCGTCGTACTGCAGGGATGCTCCCACCGACGCTAGTGCGCGTGACGTGCAGCGCACGTGCGACGCAGGTGCGCGGGGACCTTATCTAATCTCATCTGATCTAACAGATGAGATAAGTACCAATGAATCAAGCGGCGCCGATCGCGCGCCCGCTGAAGCGCGCGCGACCGAGCCGAAGTCAATGACCGTGAGCGAAGGCGTGCTGTTGGCGCGCCAGGCGCTCGACGCCGCGCGAAACGAAACCGAACCGAGGAACAAATGACCACAACCCCCGAGCCTGTTGTCAGCGTCAAATTCGCCCGATGCCCCGACTGCCAAGCCGTCGCCTGGCCGGACTGGGAAATCACACACCGACACCGACCGCCCTGCCGGTACGCCGACACCGACCCGAGCACCTGGCACACCGAGGAGAAGCCATGACCGCGCCCACGCTCGACATTCACTCCTGGCGAGCCCTGCACTCAGGATTCGTCCACGAGGTACTCAACTCCGAGCCCGAGGTATGCCTCGCAGTAAATGAGCGACTCCTCGGCCTGGACTGGCACGCCTTCAGCCAGGCCCTCATCGACAAGGTCATCATCGCCCAGGTCGTGCCCGTCACGCGTGACGACGCATGGATCAGACTCGACTACGCGCACGAGGCACTCGACTATCAGCCCGTCGTGATGATGCGCGCGCGCTTGATCGGCGCCGACGCCGTGAAACTCGTCAAGGCCTGCGACGACGGTCAAGGCAACGCGATCACCATCGAGGAAATGCTCGGAGGCGACGAGTGAGCATCCTCATCCCGTGCCTTGAATGCGGCGCGCCCGGTCCGACCTCGCGATGTGACCGGCATCGCAGACCTGAGCCACCTAAGGCATCCCCGAGCCGACGCGGATACGACCGCGCCTGGCAACGCCTGTCACGGCTCGCACGCGACCTGCATCCGTGGTGCGCCGACTGCGGAGCCACCGACGACCTCACGGCCGATCACCTGCGCTGGCCTGCGCTGTCCCTCGACGACGTAGAAGTCGTGTGCCGAAGGTGCGCAGGCGCGCGCCCGGTGCGTCGAGCGTTCACCGACGCCGGGCGCCGACGCCTGGACAGTCAGGGACCTGGGCGCCCACCCTCTCCCGAGCGTGGTCCTGCGTACCCGCCC